TTGATAATAACGGAGACTTTAATACAGCCACATTTGCCTACACTACACCTTCAGGTGGATACTACACCTTCCGATTCCGCAATAAGTTCACAGTTGCAGGGCAAATAAACAACGTATCATACTTCTTGGAGATTGATGGTGTTGATGTGTTTTTGGAAAATTACAACGTATTTAACAATCAAATCGTTGACTTTACATATCGCATCGGTATTGATGCAGGTAGTGTAGTTAAGTTCAAGATAAAAAGCAATAACACGACACCTGCGGTTACACTTGTTGCAGGTGATGGCACATATGAGACTTCAGTGTTTGAGGTAATCAAAACAGAATTCTTATACGGTCAAAGCATCATATACAACTTCAATGCACCGGATGCAAAGCAGATTGATTTTGTAACTGATATAATCAAGATGCACAACTGCGCTATCGTACCTGATAGGGCAATACCTAACAAGGTGTATGTTGTGCCGCAAAATAGCTATTTAGGTAGTGGCAATGTGCTTGACTGGACAAGTAAGTTGGATGCATCCAAAGACATGACCATTAGCAGCACGGTTGATTTGCAAAAGGCGAAGTTTCAATTTACCTATTCAGCAGGTGAGGACAATCTTAGCGTGCAGTACAAGAACGTCAATCGTGTGTATGGCGATTATGAAGCGGTAGGATACACTACTAACCCAAACACAGAGCCAAGTGATTTTGCCATAGGTGACCAAAAGATACAACTTGTGACGCAGTCAACACCATGCGGTCCTATCAATGGCAGCGGTGTGATTATGCCTATCTTCTTAAATCGTGAATTGCAATTTCAGTTACCCGGCATGCGCTGTTTATTTGATGCAGGCAGTACCAACATACAACTGTATGATGACAATTTAGCTACTGCTGTATTAACAAGCGTGTCACTGCTGAATCATTACAGCCAAATCAATGCGGATATTGATGATGAAGATTTGAACTGGGCACCTGAGATACCTGCATATAGCATCGTATCAAATCCATACAACAATCTTTTCAATCAATATTGGCGCACTTATATGAATGCGCTGTATTCGCCTGAAGCAAGAATAATGGAAGCTTCCTTTGCTCTTGATCTAAAGGATATTTTGACTTTTCAGTTTAGCGATAAGATTTGGATTCAGGATTCATGGTGGCGCATACTTGAGATTAATGACTACAAGGTGGGCATGAATGAGAGTACCAGTGTGAAGTTGATTAAGTTGATTGAGAACACTGAAGACTGTTCATCTACACCTGTGTCAATATCTGTAAATGGTGAAGTAAATTTTGAAGATGGCAATGGTGACCCTGTTGCATCTACGCAGGATTGTTGCCAACGTTATGGCTATAATTGGGACGAAGCAAATGCGGTGTGTTGGGCATTTGTACCAAATGTTGAAAGACCATCGACAGGTGTATCGGGTAATCCTACATCACCTGCCAGTAGACCCACACAGGCAGCTGTTGAGAATAGGTCAATACTTGATTCTGTTGTTAGTGGTACTGATGTGACCATTGCAGTGGGTAATACAAACATGCTTGCTGTTGGTAGTCGTTTAGAGTTGACGCAGGATGTAGGAGGCAGCAACTTGCTTGGAAAAAATACCTACACAAGCTTGCCGGGAGTGCATCTTGGTGGAGGGTATAAAGACGGATTGACAACGAGTGTTGAGAAAGGATGGGCACAGCATGGAATTGTTGTATTGCATCGCAAAGATTCATGGCTAACATCGGGCACTAACCTTGCGTACTATGTTGAAGGTATTGCGGGTGAGTATATGAATATACCTGATGAGACAGTGTGGAGTGTGTTGCTGAATGTTACAATTATAGATGCAGGTAATAACTACTACACAGGTCAATTCTCACTTGCTATGCGTAAGGTTGCAGGTGTGGCAACAGTGAGTGCTATAACTGCTATCAATCAAATCAACAATACTGCATATACGTTTACAATGGGTGTAAATGTTGCAGCTAATCCTGCTGAACATAGACTATATTTGAACGTAGCGGGTGGTGGTACCTTCCCTGCCAACCTAATCACAACAGCATCCATACAATACCAACAAAGCAAAATATCATAATGGACACAATTAAGAACTCAATGCGCTATTTGCAACTCGGAATCAAGACAAGTGGTAAGCATAACTTACAACTTCGCAAATGGCAGCGTGTGCTGTGGTATATTATCCTATACACGTGGCGTTTTGCAATCCTTTTTGGAATATTTTATTTAATCTATAATCTGATATACTAATGGCAGAGCCTATTGTTCAAAGTTTTATTGTTGATACATCTAAGTCTGAGCAAAATCTTGAGAATCTCAATGCAAAGATTAATGATATCAATGATAGTTTGGGGGAAATCAAAGTTGACCCAGCGGCATTAGATGCAGCGAATAATTCATTAGCTGATATTGGTGATCAAGCAGGAAAAACTGCAGACAAATTAGATGAATCAGCTGCATCAGCTAAAAAATTAGGCGATAATGCAAAAGGAGCAGAATCAGGATTTAAAAAAGTAGGTTCTACTATCAATGGTTTAGCAAAAGCTACAGGTGTAGTTGCTCTTCTTACTGCTGCTTTTAACACTATTAAAAGTGTTATACAATCTACACAGCCTATTGCAGATACGTTTTCTGCAGCATTTGGAACATTTACCGATATAATTCGCGATGCATTTACTTATATCAGTGAGAATGCGGGAACTGTTGTAAATTATTTTAAAGCAATATTTAATGATCCAGTTGAATCGCTTAAAGCTTTCGGTGATGCCATTGTAGATAATCTGATAGAACGTTTCAATTCATTTTTAGATACGTTAGGTTTTATCGCAGAAGGTATAAAGAATCTATTTACTGGTGAATTTGATGCTGCTCTTACATCATTTAAAAATGCAGGAAAAGAATCGATTGATATACTGACAGGTGTAGACGATACAGTTAATAAAGTAACAGATGCAGTAGTAGAAGGTGCAAATGCTTTTGGGAAATATGTAACTGAAACATATAACGCTAATAAGCAATTAGTACAACTACAAAACAATGCAAAGTTAGCAGCAGCTGAACAAGCACGATTAGCTGAACAATATGATAGACAAGCTGAATTGCTTAGACAAACACGAGATGATGAAAGCAAAAGTATTCAGGATAGAATCAATGCTAATAATCAATTAGGCGAAGTATTAGCTAAACAAGAGCAGGCAGAATTAGCAGCGGCACAAGCACAAGTTGCAGCAGCAAAAGCAACATATGACCATAACAAAACCATAGATAATCAAGTTGCATTAACTCAAGCATTGGCTGGAGTTGATGGTGTTAGAGCTAAAATAGCCGGGTTAAAGTCGGAGCAACTTGTCAATGAGATTGCATTAAATAAAGAATTAAACGAATTAAACAAAGCTTCATTACAAAGTCAATCAGAACTTGCTATTGCAGAAGCTAAGTTTACTGCTGATAGCATAAAAAATGATTTAGATAGATTAAAAGCACAACGTGATGTTTTAGAGCAGGAAAAGATTATTGCATTAGCTGCATTACAAAATGAAATTGATAAATACAATGTAGGTACACAAGCACGTTTGGATGCTGAAATTGCATTTGCGCAAAAGAAGCAAGAGATAGATCAAAATCTTGCTACTAATACCATAGCAACACAAGATGCCACATTTGCAAGACAGGTTGAACTACAACGCTTGCAATTTGAAAATATTGGTGGCGATGCACAAGCAAGAATTGAAGCATTAAATGCTGAATATGCAGAAAAGGAGCGATTATACGCAAACGATGCTGCAATGCTTGAACAGATTGAAAAAGAAAAACAGCGTAAAGTACTTGCTATTGAACAAGAAACTAAGGATGCAAAATTATCATTAGCATCAGATACGTTGGGTGCAATAGGTAATCTTGCAGCGGCATTTGCCAAAGGTGATGAAAAGCGTGCAAAGGCAGCCTTTAAAATTCAAAAGGCTGTGAGCATAGCACAGGCAACAGTTGATACATACAAGGGGGCAAACGCAATATTTGCAAGTGCAGCGGCTAACCCTGCAACCGTACTTTTTCCTGCTCAACCATTCATTGCTGCAGGTGTTGCAATAGCATCAGGTCTTGCCAATGTTGCAACCATTGCACAACAGCAATTTCAAGGAGGTGGTCAACCGGGTGATGGTGGTAATAATGACAGCGTACCTAATTTACCATCTGATGGTGGTGGCGGTTCTCAACCTGCACAATTCAATCCACTTGCAGGATTAAACATAGCCGATAGACCTGAACAGGTAACACCACGTGCATATGTGCTTGCGGGTGATGTGGCAAGTCAACAGGAAGTAAGGCAAAAAGTAGAAGACTTAAGTAGGATAGGCTAAAAATAAGAACTGCCCACGTGAGGGCAGTCTTACCTATCGAAACCAAAACTATGATGAAAATTGGATAGCCAAATATATATAACTTTGTAACATGGAAAAAAGAAAAATCGTAAAATGTGTAATTGATGAAGAAGGCCGCTTGGGCATTACAGCAATGGGCCTTGTTGATTCACCAGCAATAGAAGAGAACTGGATAGCATTAAGCAAAATGCAACTATCAAAGATAGATGATGAGCGTAGAATGCTTTATGGTCCTGCACTTATACCGGATAAGGAGATACTTCGCTATGATGACAAGGGAGAACCATACTATGTGTTCTTTGAAAAGTCAACCGTACAAAAGATAGCGCATCAGTTCTTTAAAAAGAACTTGCAACACACAACCAACTTGCAGCATGAGATACCAGTGACGGGTGTGACTGTTGTCGAGTCATGGCTAAAGGAAGGCAAACAGGATAAGAGCATCCAACTTGGACTACCTGAGTTACCTGATGGCACATGGTTTATAGGCACACACGTAGATGAAGATTCAGTGTGGGAAGATGTAAAGCTTGGCAAGGTGAAAGGATATAGCATTGAAGGCTTTTTCAATGAAGTAGGTGTGGCTATGAGTGGTGTGAAAAATTATGAAGCGGAATTGGTGCTGGAGTTAGATCATATACTTAGCAATGCAACCATTAAATAATTAATATGATAAACATTGACAAGGCACTTGAGGTGCTTGGCTTACCACAGGAAATGGAACCGTATAATGGACAGGTACAATCACGTACCTTCCGCAACATCATTGTGTATGAGAACTATGATAGCACATCAGGCACAATGAAGATATACTACACGGTTGAGTTTGTTACACCTGCACCTGTGGCATTTGGTCTTTACCCTTTCAACTTTGCTGCAAACAGCATCTATCACATGGGCTATAACATCATTGGTCAAACAGCCAAAGGTTATACTCTAAACAAAGATGCACGATGGGTAGTGCATCCAAGTGTATCGGGTTTGGCAGGTCAAAACGTGTACTATGTAGCCGAAGCATTGCACTTTACAGAATCGACTATTGAGCAAACCTATGAGCCGTATGAAACGGTAATCAATGGTGTAGCATCGGATATGAAAGACCCTGTTATGCGTGTTGGATATCGTGCACGTTTGTGGGGTAAGGATGCAACAGGCAAGACAGTAATCAAGTGGACAAGCAAATACGCCATCACACCTAAGAAGAGACTAAAGCGTAGTGAGTTTTTGGCACTTGTACCCGGCATGACTATGGATGATGTGATATGGAATAGCCGCGTGACCTATAACATCGTACCTGTAAAAGGTGAAACGCACATCACATCCATTGCTATGGATATTGAAAAGCCAACTGGTAGTACATTGAAAAGCACGGTGTACATCAATGGTATTGATGCAAATACTTTTGACTACAAGAAGCTCATCAATTCATTCGGTAAAACGTATGATGGGTATATGTACATGTACCGATTGATGAATGGAGCAGGTCAAACCACTACGGATAATGTGTATGGCAGCACCTTAAACATACCACTTACACCCGGCAATGATAGCACTATCAACTTGCAAGCAGGTAGTACTAATGCTTACAACATAGCTACTAAGACTTTAACGTACAATCCTGATTTGACTCATGATGCAAGCGTTATTGCTTACATGGAATTCCTTCCTGCCGGTGGTAAGAATGAGAATTGTGGAAAACAACTGAGTCTTGAGACAGGTATTGAAACCTTGTTTTGATATTTTTGACTTGGTTAATTTATAATAGATTTAGGTATAAGTGTTAAAAAGAAAGGGCCAAACGTGGCCCTTCTTTTTTTAACCCTAATCCAATAAACAATCACAAGATGCAAGCGCGGATGTATTCAGCAACTGTCATCTTGTTAGTCTTTGCTGCTCTTTGTACTGCCTTTAGCTGTTTGTCTGTTAGTCTTGCACTCACTTTGTGTGAGTAAGGTGTCTTGGTTGTACTCATAATTTCTGTAATTATTTATAGTGCTAAGATAAAGCAAAATGTTGGATGTAACAAAACAGTGTTTTTGCTACAATACCAAAATATCCAACATGTCAAACATCAAAGAACAAATCAAATCCGTTTTCAATAAGTACGGCATTGATCCTTCAACTGTTGGTATCAAATTCGAAGAGGAAACCGCTACTGAAGCAGCTGCCACAGAGGTAAAGTTTGCAGTAGAAGGTACTTTGTCTGATGGTACCAAAATCTATTCTACCGCTGATGAGTGGGTAGTGGGTGTAGATATCTACACGCAGGATGCTGAAGGTAATCCGGTGCCTGTGCCTGCAGGTGAGTACCTGCTTGAGGACGGTGTGACCAAAGTCGTAGTAGGCGAAGATGGTCTCATTGCTGAAATTGAAAGAGAAGAGCAGTCAACTGAAATGAGCAGCGAAGATTTAGTAGCTGTTATTGGTTCACTCTCTGAACGTATCGCTGTGCTTGAAGCTGAAAAGACTGAACTGGCTGCAGCGGTAGAATCTGCAAAGAAAGATGCTGATGCTGTAAAGGCTGAACTTGCTTCTGTTAAGAAGGCACCTGCAGTTCCATCTGTAAAATCACAAGAATTTAAAAAGAACAATGCTCCGGTAGTTGCATCAAATGGTAATTCATTCAGCGACTTCATGGAACAAATCCGTGCTAAAAAAGTAAATTAATTCACCTCATAAATTTTTTTTAATTATGCCAACAACAACTTCACTCACCACCACCTATGCAGGTGAATTAGCTGGTGAAATCGTAGCTAAAGCTTTGTTGTCAAACGTATCAACTCAGTACGTAACAATGAAGCCTAACGTGCCTTACAAATCAGTAGCACGTAAAATTGATGACACTGTAACATTCGCTGCAGGTACATGTGACTTTACCCCAACAGGTACAATCACTTTGACCGAGCGTATCTTGACTTTGGAAGAGTTCCAAGTACAACGCCAAATCTGTAAGAAGGACTTCTTCACAGATTGGTCTACTGCTGATGTAATGAGTGGCCGTGTAAACACCCAAATCCAAGATGCTATCATTGGCCGCTTGGTAGGTGGTATCGCTGCTGCTAACGAAACTATCATGTGGTCAGGTGTTAACGCAACAGCTGGTCAGTACGATGGCTTTGAAACTTTGATTGCAGCCGGTGGTTCAGGTGCTGTTAACGCAGGTTCAGGTACTTTGGATTCAACTAACATAATTGCTAACATTTGGGATGTAATCAACACTGCTCCTACTGCTGTTAAAGGTGCTGCTGAAAAGCCAATTCTTTACATGGGACAGGCTGCATGGGAAGCTTACATGCAAGCTCAAATTGCTGATGGCAATGGTTGGTACTTGACAGGTGGACCTGAAGTATCTAAGCGTTTCGTAGGTATGTACGAAATCGCAGTATGTCCCGGTATGACTGCTAACAAAATCATCTTTGCACAGAAGTCAAACTTGATGCTTGGTACATGGCAGGAAAACCAAATGAACGAAGTGTTCATTTTGGATATGCAGAATCTTGATGGTTCACAGAACGTTCGCTATGGTGCACGTTTCTATCTCGGTGCTCAGATTGCAGTTGGTGAAGACATCACCTACTGGGGATAATCTTTAAAATAATCAAGGGGGTGTAATAGCCCCCTTTTAAAAATTTAATTAGATATGGCTTGTGATTTAACTAAAGGATTTACACTCGGATGCCTTGAGGGTATCGGTGGTGTTAAAGAAGTATTGATTGCTAACTACGATGATTTCACTTCAGGTATCACTTATGATGCTGTGACAGGTGAAATTGACGGATTGCCTACTGCCACTATCTACCGCTATGTACCATTCCGCAATTCAGGTTCTTATGTTGAGACAGTACAAAAGAATTTGGAAACAGGAACTTTGTTCTTCTCACAGGAAGTGCAATGGACGTTTGGAAAACTTGCGCAGGATATGCGTAACGAATTCTTGAACGTGGCAAAAGCTAAGATGGTAGTATTTGTACGCACTAATGATGATCAAATTCTTTTTGTAGGTATTGGTGAAGGTGCTCAGTTAACTGCTGGTACCGTACAATCAGGAGCACAGAAAGCAGATTTGATGGGTTATCAGGTTACAGTTATTGCAGAAGAGCTTGCACCCGCTGTACACCTTGAGGCATTTGACCCAGCTACAGAAACGCCATTTCAGAATTTCCCTGGCATTACTGTAAGCCCTGCTTACTAAGATTTGTTTTTCCGTTTTTGTGTCTGTTGTATTATGTAAAAAGGGGCAGGTTCTTTAACTTGCCCTTTTTAATATCAAAAAAATGATTTATCTATTTACCAATACGGCAAATCAGTTTGTGTACTTATCGCTTGATGAGGCACGCCAATACTATGCTACACCATTCACAAATTACCTTGTAATACTTACACATGAAGAAAACAGCACAACGGGCAATGACCTTGCACAGGTTGCTAACATCGTGAGTGAAAGTGTTAGGGTAACACAGTTATCATTAACCACAGTTGGCCTTACCTTAGCAGGCAGATACCGATATGAAGTGTATGGTCAAAATTCTCCATCTAATACTAATCCGTCAAATGCTGCTGTTGTTGGTTTGGTTGAGCGTGGATATGCTGTGTTAAAAGCCAACACTACATGGTTTGATATACCAAGTGATATAATACCAAACGATATAATTTATGAGCCATAACGAATCAAATATAGTGTCACTAAAGCTTAGCGAATACGTAGCAAAGAGTGATGCTGAAAAAGTTGACCGCAAAGGATGGGTTAACTATGGTGACCAAAATGATTTCCCACAATACTTGCGTGACCTTTCGCATGAATCACCCGTGCATGGTTCTTTGGTTGTTGCCATTGGTGATATGATAGCAGGAAAGGGTATTCAATCGGAGCAATATCAGGCTGAACTTGATGCACTGGATATTGATACTTTGACCTATGCAGCAGCACATGACCTAAAGTTATTTGGTGGTTTCTTCATTGAAGTGATTTGGAGTAATGATAGAACGGTTATATCTAAGCTTAATGCTATACCATTTGAAGAGTGCCGCATTGCTATTAATCAGGAAGATGAAAGTGAGATTGGTATATATCACAGCTATGATTGGTCAAACATTCGCAAGAAGAAGAACACACCTGAGTTCATTCCTAAATACAACTACCTAACACGTGAGCAAGAGCCACGTCAAATATATTGGTGCTTCACCTATACGGGCAGTGATTCCTATCCACGCCCTGATTATTGGTCTGCTATCAACTACATCGAGTTAGATAAGCAGATTTCGATATTCCATATCAACCAAATATCAAACGGTCTTTTCCCTTCTACTATCATCAACTTCTACAACGGGCAAGCAACGCCTGAGCAGAAGCAGCAAATGATGATGGATTGGGAAAACAAGATGAGTGGCGCACGTAATGCAGGTAAGGTGGTTATGTTCTTCAATGAGCGTGATCAACCCAAAACTGAAATCACTCCCTTCCCGGTTAATGATGCAGACAAGCAGTATCAACTGATGGATACTACTGCTACTCAAAAGATAATTACTGCTCACCGTGTAACTACTCCATTGCTTTTTGGTATTCGCGATACAGGTGGTGGCTTTGGTAGCAATAAAGACGAAATGGCTGTTGGTCTTGAGATATTCAATAAGCAAGTTGTTGAGCCATATCAAGCAAAAATCAATAAAAGCATCACAGAACTATTAAGCAATCAAATGCCCGGTGTTAGCTTTGAAATTGTGCCAAATACACCATTAGTTAATCAAACATCTGCACCTGCTCAACCAACATCAGTACAGCAAATTGCTGAATCTATTCCATCAAATTCGATGGAGTTAAAAAAAAAAGTAGATGACAGCGAAGTGGCAAGTGCATTAATTGCACTTGGTGAAGATGGCAGTGAAGACTGGATATTGATTGATGCCTACAACGCGGATGAAGAAGTTCACGAGTTTGCTACAACAGGTACAGCACGCCCAGCTGCTAAAAGTGAGCAGGACGCTATTATCGATGGCAAATACTTTATTACTCGTTACGTTTACGCAGGTGATTTTAGGCATACTAATATGCGTCCATTCTGCAAGAAGATGCTTGAAGCGGGTAAGCTTTACCGCAAAGAAGATATTGTTGCAATGGAAAATGTAGCGGTAAATCCAGGATGGGGACCTGAAGGAGCGGATACATACGATATATGGTTTTACAAAGGCGGTGGTAACTGTCAACACTTTTGGGAAAAGCGTGTGTATGTAGATGCAAAGGGTGCGAAGATTAACCCAAATGACCCTGATGCAAAACGTATTGCTGTGGCAATGGCCGAGAGGATGGGTTATAAAGTAAGAAACAACTCACTTGTGGCAAAGCTTCCAACTGACATGGACTATAACGGCTTCCTTCCAACCAATCCTATATACGGCAATCAATAAATATTACTATGGCTGAAGTATTACTAATCTCAGAAAACTACGTCAAGAAATACACTACGGTAAACGGAAGTGTTGACCCTAATCTTATCTATCCATCTATCTATCTTGCACAGGATAAGTGGTTACTTCCATTTTTGGGAACTGACTTGTTCAATAAGATAAAGACTGATGTAGCAAACAACACCATTGCCGGCAACTATCAAGTATTGCTTGACGATTACATACAAAAGTGCCTTCTATGGTGGGTAATGGTAGACCTAACACCTAACCTTTGCTATCGAATGGACAATGGTACCTTGGTGCAAAGGCAATCTGAAGACACTGTGCCTGTATCGGATGCAGTAATGAAGGATATGATAGACCGTGCAAGGCAAAATGCAGAGCACTACACTACACTTTTGGTTGATTATCTTTGCGCAAATAGCAGTTTGTTTCCTGAATATTCAACAGCTACTTGGCCTGATAGATCACCACGCACAGATGTGACGAATACTCTGAATTACCAGTTCAGCAGTGGCAACACATCAACAAGTTATCGTGCGACTTATAGCAGAAATATACTTAACCGCATACCATGAGTGAAAAGAAAACGCTGAAACAAGAATACACCGAAAGGTTGAGAAAGTATGAGCGTGAATTGGCACTAAAACTACGCAGCAATGTCAACAAAGAAGCAGCAAAA